GTCGAATGAATAATCGCCGCCCTCGTCGGGGTCGTCATCGAACAGGCAATCGCAGTTCGCGCAGCGGTACAAGCCCGCCTCGATTTCGCTCGCCCGCTTCTCGCCGCATCGCGGGCAGGGTGGTCTGCTAGTCACGCCCTCGCCTTTCTGACGGCCTCTGCCGCCGCTAACTGGTTGCCGTTCTGCGGTCGCTCTAGCCCCTCCACGACCGCCCCTAGCCTTGCCAACGCGTATGCGTCATATTCATCATCTGTCGAGAACTCGACGCCGTATCGCCGCGTGAGGGCCGCGACGACCTCGGTCTTCGACGCGTTGCCCTTGACCGCAAACCGCTTCACCGTCGCCGGGGAAACTTCCGTGATCCCCTTCGCGAAGCACATTCCGTCGAGCATCTCCCGCAACAGCCCGCCAAACTCCGCCGTCGCGATCACAGATCCCTTCGAGTTGTACGAGTACCCCTCGATAAAGCACACGGCGGGCAACGGGACGCCGACCGACCTCGCGACTTGCTCCGTTTCGTCTCGGATGAAACGCGATACCGCCGCCCGCAACCCGTAACATCGCGCGAGGCGATCCTCGATCCGCTTCCCGCACGGCTTCGACGCGAACCGCCCGACGTCGATCTCGCCGTTCGGCGCTCGCACCGCGACGGCCGTTCCGGTTAGACTGGGGTCAATACCGATCACAATCACGCGCATTTACAGACCCTCCTGCCTCGCATAATCCATCATGTCGAACAGATGCTCCGCGTCCTCCGTCGTCATGGTCAGCCGCCCGTCAAGCGCCCAACGCAGCACGGCAACCCTCGCCTCCGCCTCCGCTCTGCGCGGAAACGCGAACACGAACGTATGGCCGTCCGTTTCCGCCGACAGGACGCACATGCGGCGCGATCCGTACCGGCACTTCGCCAATTGCAACACGCTCAAGCAATCCCCGCTGGGTTTCATCGCGTCGCCCTCCACTGGTCAATCGGGAAAGTCGTTATCGCCCGCCGGACTGAACCGCGTCGTCGGTCCATCCCACATCAACTTGCGTGGCCCCGTCTCGCCGTTTCGGTTCTTCGCGATCGCCAGGATCGCGTTGTGTGGTTCCCGCTCCGTCGGCTCTCGCCGCGACAGGAACAGAACGACGTCCGCGTCCTGCTCGATCGCCCCGGATTCCCGCAACTGCGACAGTCGCGGAATCTCGTCAGCGTCCGCCTGACGGTTCAACTGGCACAGGCACACGATCGGCAGATCGTATTCCCGCGCCGTTTCCTTCAGCGTGCGAACGATCGTCGCGACCTGTTGCTCGCGTGGAACCCGTCGATCCGCCGGGGAAACCAACTGCAAGTAGTCCACCACCGCCAGCGCCAACCCCTTCCGCTTTCTCCGCCGGATCTGCCGCCGGATCTCCGCGACCGTCAACCGTGGGCGATCGTGAATATCGAGACGCATCGTCGACTGCTTCGCCATCGCCTCCGATAGCGCCCGCATGTCGCCGCGATCCAGCCGGCCCGTACGGATCCGCCGGTTCGATACACCTGAATCGCCGCACGCCAACCGCGTCGCCAACTCCGACGCGCTCATCTCCAGCGATGCGAAGTAGACCAATCGCCCCGCCGCCGCGTTGTGCGCCGCAACCTGCAGCGCAAACGACGTTTTCCCGACGCCGGGACGCGCCGCCAAGATCGTCAATTCGCCAGGGAACAGCCCCCCTTGATCCGCGTCGAGGTCCGGGATCCCCGTCGGCACCCCCACGCCGCCCTGCCGCTCATGGATCCGATCAATGTGATCACTCGCCGCGATCGCCGCCTCGGCCACCGGGACCGGGTCGGCACCCTCCGCCGACAACCGAACCGCCGACAAGCTGGCCTCCGCCGCGTCGATCACCGCGTCCGGATCCGCCGCCAGGTCGTACGCCGCGCGGAGGATTTCCGTGCCCGCGTGGATCATCGCACGCAACCGGGCCAACCGAGCCACGATCCGGGCGTAGTACGCCCAATTGGCCGCGTAAGGCACGCTCTGAGCCACCTCCGCGAGGTACGCCACCCCGCCGACCGCTTCGAGGTCGCCCAACCGCTTCAGACGCTCCCGCAGCAACAGCAGATCGATCCGTCCGCCCGCCTCGTGCATCGCCAGCAGGTGAGCGAACAGCTTCCGGTTCGCGTCCGCGTAAAAGTCTTCCGCCCGCACGATCGACGCGACGTCGTCGCACTTCGCCGGCGCGTGCAACAGGCTTCCGATCACGCCCCGCTCCGCGTCGATGTCCTGGGGCGGCAAACGATCGAGAATCTCGCTTGTCTGGTGCATCCGTTCACTTCCTGTATTCGATCGGCTTCGCTTTCGCGCCGCCGTTTGCGTCCGCGTACTTCCCCTCGACGAGCCTCGCGACGCTGTCCGGCTTCAACAGCCAGTCGATGTCGGCCGTCCAGTCGCGGCCGTTCGTCCCGCGACAGAACGAGCTAGCCTCGATCGCCTCCAGTGCTTCGGGTACCAGATCGAGCCACCCCGGCTCCCGGCACCGCGTCGTGAACTTCGCCCGCCGCGACCTCGACTTCGACCGCACGATCGGCAACTTGAGACGCGTTGCCATCGCGTTCCAATCGTCAACGAAGTCGTCGAAAGCTCCGCTGGGTGCCCGTTTGGCACCCTCTTCCTCCTCTTCTCTTCTCTTCTCTTCTCTGGTCACGCTCGTGTCACACTTATTTGTGACAACTTCGTGACGCTCCTTGTCGTAGCTCACCCCGCTTTGGAGGAAGGCGGGAAGTAGATCCCACTCATCTGGCGTTCGGTCGTTTTTCTCGTTATTGCACTGCTGACAACAGGTTACGAGGTTTTCTGTGTTATTCAGTCCACCCCGAGAGGCAGGGACCAGGTGGTCGATGCTCAGCAGCGACTTCTTTGTGCCTTCACGCTTCGCATCGCTTTGTCGGCCGCAATAGACGCACTGAAAGTTGTCTCGCGACATGATTGCGCGCACGAACGGGCGCGGCAGTGTGACACGAGCGTGACGAGAGCGTGACCGACGCTGCCGCTCTGCGGCGGATAGCCGGCGTTTCGCCGATGCCCCGTTGTGCCTCTCAAACCCAGGAAATGCCAGGACACCGTCGTCGCACGTTAGCCACCCGACGTCGTGCATCGCTTCGGCAAACGCCGACGTGCCGACATACCGATTGACCCACTTGAAGTCGACCAGCGGTGTTGTCCCATCACGGGTGTGGACGTCGGCCCACGCCCATAGCCGGTGCAACTTCCCGACGACCAAGTCCTCTTCGACGCCAAGAGCAACGGCCATGGCGATAACCGCCGGGTCGTTCGCCAGGTCGACTCGCATCTTGATCCAATCGCCAGCCATGACTCGCCCTCCACGAATACTCATCCATTCGCGATCGCCCAAACGGTTCCGCCCGACGTTCCATGCCCCTTGCGGCGAACCGCCGCTCCCGCCTTGACGATCGCCCCACGCCGCGACAGCCGCATATAGACCGGCCCGAACGCCCGGTCGTCGTGCGGCTTAATCCCGGCGGCCTTGCACGCATCCGTCAGCGTTTCGCCCGGCGTGGGGCCGTGGCGACTGAGGTAATCGAGAATGCACGCCGCCGCCTCCGCGGCGAAGTTCGGCGTCGCCTCTTCCGCGTTCTCCGCGACTGACGCCATCGCCGCGTCGCGTTCGGCCAGGAAGTTGAGTTGCGTAGTCACGTCACCCTCCGTATCGTTTTCCGCCACGCCTTGTTGGCGGTTTGCTTCCATGTGATCAGCCACCGACCGACCGCGACGTCGCGGCCTTTGGTCAGCATTAGATCGCGCTGCTTTTCCAGATCCTTGTACGCCTTCATCCCCGACGACAACGCGTCAAGGCCGTCCAGCACGCCCTCTAGCTCGACGTCGTCGATTACGCGAAGATTCCCGCCCGTCTCGTACGATGGAGCGCAGTGGGCCAGCCAGGGGCAATCTGGGCACACGTCCGGATCGTTCACGCCTTCCGGAGGATCCTCCGCCTTGATCGCGTCGTTCACCCGCTCCGCCCGCTGTAGCAACCGTTCGACGTACGCGAGATCGACGCCGAACTCGATCATTTTCAGGTCGTAGAGGTTGCCCTTGTTGACGAACAGGATGTAGCACCGCTCAAGGTCGTGCGCGAACGCGTACAACATCAACTGCCCCCGGTACCCGCGCGTCCATCGGAACTTGCCGAGATCCGCGTAGCTATTAATCTGCGGGTACACGTTCTGCGACGACGTCTTGATGTCGACGACGCCCGCCGTCACCCACCGATCGGTCGCCTCCTCTCGTACCTGCAGGAACCCGTCGATCGAGCCCGCAATCTGGTACTTCTTGAGCAGCTTGTCGTTCGTCGGCGTCTGCGCCCCGACAACTCGCCAGGGAGGATCCGACGCCGCGCCGACCTCCGAGACGATCCGCTCGATCACGGGTTCGAGTACGTTCCCCGTCTGAAACACGCCCGCGAGCCCGTCGTCGATCGGCGTCGCCTTATCCCACGCCACGCGCTGGTAATACAGCTTCCGCTCGCACGGCCCATCGATCGACGAGATCCGATTGACGTGGCAGGGAAACGCCCTCTTGCGAGGCTCCAATACCGCCGCTAATCCGTCGCTGAAGTCGACCGCCATCATACACCCCCCTTCGCCAACTCGTCCCGCAGCTTCCGCGCCTTGCCGAGGGTGGCGTTGAGCCACTTGCCTTTCAGCGCCTTCGCGCTCGCCTTCCCTTTGACGTACCCGTCCTTGCCGTCAAACCCGCTGAGCGTTTCGCAGATCGACGACGCGATCTCCAACGCTTCGCGATCGTCCGCGTCCGACAACGGCACAAGCGTGTAATCGTCGCCGTCCCGCTCGACCGTCTTCGCCGCGTTCGCGATCTCGACGCAAATCTCGCCGAGTTCTTTCTGATGCAGGTGATCGTCGCCCGACGATCCGCCACGCGTTCCGCTCCCGCGAGACACCGTTCCCGACTTCGCCGCGTCGCGACCCGTCGCGCCCATAATTCGCTGGTACTCCGCGACGGGCATTCCGCGCAGGCCCAACAGTTCCTTGATCGCGTTCCCGCAGAAAACGTGGTACGCCGCGTTCCGGATGTGCCCCTCGTTGATCTCTTCGATCGTCCGCCACTCGCCGCCGGCGAACCCAAGGAACTTGTCTCGCGTCGAGTAGGATCCGTGGACGTACACCCGCCGGTCATACAACTCCGCGTAGCCCCAATAGTTGAAGCGGTATCCCTCGCCGTGCGCGTCGGTGAACGTCTCTTTCTCGCTTTGGACGTCATCGTACCGAATAGGGAATTGACGCCCCACGCGTTCCGCCCCCGCCGACGACAAGCACGCCTTGTCGCCCTGAACGGTCCAGTCCGCCGGGTACGTGTTAATCATGAGAATGTGTTCCGTCGCCTTGCGCATCCGATCCGCAAGCGCCGCTTTCTTCTCCATGTGTGCCAGCATCATTTCCGGATCGCCGCTCGCGACGACCTGAGCCAACGCGGTTTCCTCGCTCTCGATCCGTTCCGGTTCGTGGTCAAACTCGTTCATGTCTCCGCCTTCCTAACTGGCTATAGTTTTAGGAAACGCCCCTCGATCGCCACGCGACGATCACCCCATGACCTCCCCGTCCTCGATCACAACAGAGCACTCCTCGCCATCGCCGACGCGCTCGACGAAGACCTGGCCGTCGTGGGCCTCGGTCAACTCGCGGATCAAAGCGAGGTTGTCGTCGTCGAGAAGCGACCCGTCGCGAATCAACAGGACGGGCAGCCGGGGGTTCAAGGCGAATCCCATCGCCACCGAGACGCGGAGTTGCTCGGCAGACGACGCCTGCTCGAACGGCAGGCCGTTGAACGTCAGCCCCTCCTCGCCGAACCCCAGGCCGTCGACCGGCCAGTCGGCCTTTTCCATGGCCTCCTGCTTCGACTTTCGCGCGAGCGACAACTCCGCGTCGGACACCGTCACCGCGTCTTCGGCCTCCTCGACCGCCGCGTCGAGTTCCGCCAGCAGATTATTGTGTCGCACCCGCGAGTTGATCCGCTCCGCCTCCGCGATTTCGCGGGTGAGACGGTTCGTGTCGATGTCTTCGAGGGAATCGGCTTGTTTCTGTGCGGCATCCCAGCGAACGGCCGCCGCCTTGAATTGCTCGTCGCGCTCCGCGTACTCGCGGCGAAGCATCCGCAGCTTGTCCTCCAATCCGACGATCTCGGCGTGCATGTCGTCGACGGTCTGTCGCTTTCCTGCTAGATCCTCTTTCAGTCGATCGCACTCCCGCCGCATACGATCGTTCTCCGCGTTGGCCTTCTGCGCCTCGCCCAACTTTTCTGCGAGTTGCTGCACGGAGACCTCTTCCGCCGGCATCCCGTCATACGGCACCGAATCGCCGCGCCGGCCCTCCGCCGCCTTGAACTCGCGGTTCCGCTCCCGCCGCAACTCGTACAGCCGCTCGATCTCCGCGTCGACGATCGACGTGTCGATCCCCGCGACCTCGCGAAGCAACTCGACCTGTTTCTCGCGGGGCATCCGCGTGAACGCCAACGGGTCGATGAACCTCGCCCGCAAACCGTCGAGCACCGATTGCGGCTTGGGCACCTGAAAACCTTCCGCCGTCTTGATCGTGAGCGACCCGCCGCCGCCCTCGGTGAACGTCCGCCGCACGGTCATCGGCGGGAACTTGCCATCGGGGTCGCCGTTTAGGTCAAGCTCGATCTCGCCCTTCTCTTCGCCCTCGCGAAGCACCTGCGGCGGCAACGCGTTCTTGCCCGCCAGCGCGTACAGAATCGAGTCGAGCGCCGACGACTTGCCGGCCCCGTTCCGCCCGCCGACGATCGTTACGCCGTCGTCCGATGGCGTGATCGTGACGGCCTTCAGCCGCTTGACGTTCTCGCTTCGCAATTCCGTGATCTTCACGACTTCGCCTCGTGTTAGGGGTGGTTACTTGAACGCTACCAATTCCTTCGAGCGTGCTGGCTGTTGTAGTTTGCGAATCGCCTTCGCTTCGATCTGTCGCACACGTTCCTTCCCGACCTGGAATATGCGGCCAACCTCGGCCAGCGTGTGTGCCTGGCCGTCATCACCGAGCCCATAGCGCAGCTTGACGATCTCGCGCTCGCGGTAGCTGAGGGTGGCCAGCACTTTGCCAATTCGCTCGGCCAGCTCGTCGTGCAGTGCAGTTTCATCAGCTTCCATGACAGGGCTGGGCAGTGCGTTCTGTTGGACCTGCGTAAGGCGGTCGAGGGCAACATCGGCCACTCGCGAGACGGTCGAATCAAACTGCTCGCCCTCAACACCAGCCGGCATCACCTGGGCTGGCTCTAGTTCCAATGCGCCCGCAACCCGGTCAGCGATTTGGCGGACATTCCATCGCGTGTAGTTCAGTGCCTCAAGCTCGCCCACAGCTCCGATTGGGCACTCTGCCAATTCGGCGAGCGACTTCTGGGACAGCCCAAACCGCTTGCGGGCTGCCAGCATCGCCTCGTTTCGTAGTGTCAGCTTGGCGCGGAGTCTCATGCGTCGGCTGTCGCCTCCTCAAACGTCGCCTTGAGTTCCCGCAGATACCGCCGCGCGCAACCGCAGTTGCCGTTGTCGATCTCGCACGAAAGTTGGTGCAACAGGTCGTATTGGTTCCGGTCGAGCCGGGGCTTGCTCGTGAGCGTCAGGTCGACCTCGCGGGGGCCGCCCATCGCCGCCTTCGCCTCTTCGAGGACCATCCGAATGTTGCCGACGTACGTTTCGATCGCGTTCGCCTGCTCCGCGCTTAACGGCGCGTCGTGGCGAGTCGCGTCCATCATGTCGAGCCATAGCCGCGTCGCGTCGAGCGCGATCTTGCCAAGGGTTTCCGTTGCGTCGGTAATCATCGCTTCGCCTTTCTGAACGGAGTCAGCTTGTACGCGGCCCACTCATCCGGCTCGACGAACACCGGCCGCTTGTTCGCGTCGGCACGGGCCATCATTAGCACGCCTCGAATCTCTTCAGGCGAATCGCCGACAAACCCAGCCGGCTTGTCGGTCATAGCGCATTCAGTGCCGTCCTCGTTGTAGTAGACTTCGTGCAATCCGAAGCCTGTGCCGTCGGCATACTGAACGATGCGATAATTCCAACTCACCGTTGCGCCTCCCAGTCTTTCGCCTGCCGCACTTCCGCGCGGTCGACGTCGACGGCCTTCGGCGCGTCAATGCCGAGCCGCACCTTGTCGCCGCGAATACCGACCACCATGACCGACACGTCGTCACCGATCACAACGGACTCATTCACCTTGCGAGATAGCACCAACATTCCACGATCCTCCATGAGTGAAAAAACGCCTAGTTACGCGAGCCCCAGCGACACTGCCGACTGCCGCGAAATCATCACCTTCCTGCCGTTCGCCGCGACCTCCACGCCGAACATCGAGACGTCGACGTACTGGAGCGCGTCGCCGTTCTGTTTGACCGCCTCCAGGCACACGGCCTCGGTCTGCTGGCTGACGTACCGGAGCGCGTCGCCGTCCTGTTTGACCGCCTCCAGGCACACGGCCTCGGTCTGCTGGCTGACGTACTGGAGCGCGTAGCCGTCCTGTTTGACCGCCTCCAGGCACACGGCCTCGGTCTGCTGGCTGACGTGCCGGAGCGCGTCGCCGTTCTGTTTGACCGCCTCCAGGCACACGGCCTCGGTCTGCTGGCTGACGTACTGGAGCGCGTAGCCGTTCCGTTTGACCGCCTCCAGGCACACGGCCTCGGTCTGCTGGCTGACGTGCTGGAGCGCGTAGCCGTTCTGTTTGACCGCCTCCAGGCACACGGCCTCGGTCTGCTGGCTGACGTACTGGAGCGCGTAGCCGTTCTGTTTGACCGCCTCCAGGCA